ATTTCCCCGAGTTTGTTGAATGGAAATGATGTCAATGTAGAAACTAATATGATAACGGATATGAGATATTCGATACCATATCATTCTAAAGATTCATTTGCAACTGTTTCAACCATGATATCACGATATGCAAGCACTAAATCAGCTAAAATCGGTGATCATAAGAAATTGTTAATGAAAGGTTTAGATAAATTTGTATCATATGATGAGTTTAAGAAGAATAAGATAACACCAGAAGTATTGTATAAGCATTTTGTTGATTACACTATTGAACTACAGAAGAAGTTGGATGTTAATGCTGGGACATTAATTTACAAGAATGTTGAGAAAACTACAGTTCTTTGGGGTAATGAAAATAAATATTGGGGTGATTTTGATTTAAAGATCGATGAGGAATTAGATGAATACATCAATTCTAGTCAATTACAAACACACTTTTATGATATTCATAATATGCTAAATTCTAAAACCACGATGAATGAACTTGATAAGATGATTGATGATCCAAAAACACACGGAATAAGTTTCACTATGAAGAAACAGCATAAACACGATATTACCGGTGAGAAAATTTGTGTTTTTAAGGCAGGACAAGGTGTCAGTGCATGGTTCAAGGTTATGAATCTTTATTTTTCGGCTTATTCTAGGTTTCTGACTGAAAGTTTGTTCAAATCTGTAAAAGAAAATGTAATTTTGGCATTTAATAAAAGCGATGCTGAAATTTCTGATATTTTTGCAAGATATGGGAATAAATATAATGATCCTGAGTATAAGAATATGGATTGTGATTTCAGCGAAATGGATAAATCACACACGAAGAGCATGCTTGATTTGGAAGTTGAATTGTTCATGATGCAGAATGTGCCGATTGCAGTTATACAAAAGTATATACATATTAGAACTAAATGGAACAGTTTGTATATAACGAAAGGTGGAATAGCTAAATTGACTGGTCATTTTATGCAACATTCAGGGCAACCATTGACGATTGTTGGTAATACACTATTGAATATGGCTGTTATGGGCATGTCGTATAAATTTGATAATATTTTGTACGCTGCCTTTAAAGGTGACGATTCTGATATAAGGGCAAGCAGTTTTAAAAAAATAGATGGAATGAAAACAAAAATTTCTGAAGAGTTTGGTTATAAATTGAAGATACAAGAACCACGCGTGTCAGAGTTTATTGCGAACATCATAACACCATACGGTTTCTACCCCGATGTGTTAAGAAGAACAGTCAAAGCCGTGACCAAAGGTTATGAATCTAAGAGGGAATGGGAAGAATCAAACAAGAACATTAAAGAGGTATTGTCTATGGTGAATGATCAAAATAAGAAATGGATGGGTTGTCAGCTAGCTGCGGTGCATTACCAGGACAATGGTTTAGCAATCACTGAGGAACAAGTTAAC